GTTATTTCTTATAAAGAAGGCGTAAAAAAGGGTAAAAATGATAAAATAACCGAAAATGACGTTGTTTTACTGTATATGGACTCTGAAAATAACTCTTTTAGTAAGAGAAATTTCTATGAATATCTAAAAAAAATTAATATTAAGTTCCCTAATCTTGTTTTTGCTCAGGCTATGAAAGAAAGTGGGTTCAAATCTAGGATATGGAAGGATAACCACAACCCTTTTGGTATGAAAGAGGCTAACAAAAGACCTAATAAACAAAATGGGTCCCAACATGGACATGCTTATTATGATACATGGAAGGATGCGGTTATAGATTACGCTTTTTATCAGTCATATCTTGGTTTGAGCAAGGTAAAAACAGAAGAAGACTACCTACAATGTTTAAAAGAGATGAATTATTTTGATACTGAACACCCAGGTAACGCAACTTATCTTTCAGACTTAAGAAATATTGCAAATAATATAGAAAATTATATTAAAGATTAAAAAAAGGGGTTTAACCCCTTTTTAAATATTTTCTTTACCTTTTATTGGGTTATTTGATAGGATTTTCGACTTAAGTTCTCTTTCAAACTCAGCCTGAAAGTCTTTAAGGTATGGTACACCTTGTTTACCAAAATACATAAGTCCTGAAATATTGGTTATACATTTGTGACCGCCACTATTTGCTTGAATCATGTCCCAACCTGACACTTTTAACATTTTAAGAGCTTTTATTTCTTTTTCGTTTAAAGTAGTGTAAGGTTTTTCCATAACTTTTTTAATAGCGTCACGCCATCTTTCAACTGTATACCCTTCTTTAGCCCCTTGTGGTACTGTATCTAAACCAACAATACCACCTTCTGTCGGTCCGTAAATGGCCATAAGGTCATTATATGTAAAACCTACAGACCCTTGACCAAAATCTTTGTGTTTTTCAGCAAAATACTTAATAGTGTCAACAGTAATGTCAAATTGTTCTAATTGAGGTTTAAATTTAGCTAAAACTTCTTGAGCGATTTCACCTAAATTAACACCTTTAAGACTTCTTTCCGCTTTAAATGGGTTACAACTAGCCTGTAATAAACCTAAAGGCCAAGCTATAATTAAAAAATTAGCTTCAGGAAAGTTTTTAAAAGGTACATATCTGTCGTAAGAACCTGGTTTTATCATATAACCACCACCGTATTGTGTAATAATACCTGTTGTTGGGTCATAGGATACATTTTTACTGGTTTTCATGGACTCTGCATATTCTTTAGCGTGTTGAGTCATTAATTCAGGTGACGCATAACCTTCTTCTTTTGCTAATCTAACGATATTTTGGTAGATACTTAAAAGGGATGCGGAAGATTCCATCACTAATTTTTCTAAAAAATTAGGTTTGTTTTTGTAGGCTAACAATAATTTATTAGTTACAAGTGCCATAGCTCTTTTATTGTTCTCAAGACTTTTTTCTTTGTCTAAAACAAAAACATAGTTCATAACTTGTTCAGGAGTTATCCCCATTTTTGCATAATCGGCACTATCAATGGTGGAAATCATCAAAATATCTAAGTAAGGGAAAATTTCTTTTGGGGAAACTATTTGGGAAATTGTTTCAACATTTGAACGAGCTTGCCTAAAAGATTTTGAAGTTTCTTTTTCTGCCCCAACTTGTTTATCGTGGTGGTCAGTATGTATAACAAACATTGGTTTACCGTGGGCAAAGTCAACTAAAACCGGCATAATGTCACCCCTTGCCATTGGTTTTTTTATACTAAATTCTTTATCACCGTATTGTACAACTTCAGCCTCAACTACTTCAATACCATTTTGTTCAAGGTAGTTTTTCATTGCAATAGCGGTAGTTACACCATCTAAATCTTGGTGGAAATATATTTTAGCTTTATCATAACGTTGAGCTAATTTATTGATATCTCTGATACCAGATTCAATAAGGAGATATTTGTTTTCTATTAATAAAGTTGACATTAAAAATTACTTTAATAATAAATATCACGAATTTTCTTTCAATTTATCTTCCAATGTCTCTATATGGTGATTTAAATACCATAAAGCCTTTTTTAAATCTTCTAACTCTTTGGTTGGGTTCTTTTTACCCGCTCTTGAAATATATTTTACAGTATTACCCAAAGAAAAACCTAATCCCCAAGCATCTATTACTTTAATTGCTTCATAATTGTTATCTTTACCACCATAATGGTTAGGATGATTTACCATTTCTTTATTTTCCATAAATAAATTTGTTCAATTAAATTAATTATTATATCTTTGTAAGAGTAAATAAAACTAAACACAAACTGTATGACAAAACAAAAAGAATCGGTACAAATTGTAAAACTAACTGACTTTAATTTTCCGCCCGAAGTTTTTATTCCCTTAAAAAGTGGTAAATTTATTGATACTGTAATATCTAAAAAAGGTGGTACGATGCCGGCTACAATTTCTATTGTTGTGGGTGAACCAGGTTCGGGTAAAACTACTATGTTAGTTGATAAAATGACTGGTATTGAACGTCATAACCCTGACAAAAAATGTCTTTACATTTCTTCTGAAATGAACCCCATCGATAATCGTGAATTAGCTGAAGAGTTACCACAATTAATGAATCTTAATACCCTATACATGGCGGATTATGACAACCCTAAGTTGGCTTTAGAACAGGCTCTTGATATGGGTTGGGATTATGTTATTATGGATTCGTTCATGGATGTTAAAGATAAAATCAAAGACTCTCAGAATAAGATGAACGCTTCAACCGTTGAAACTTGGTTAATTAATTTACTGGTTAAACACACAAAAGGTCAAAATGAAGGTAAAAAATACACCGCTTTTGACGTTATCCAACACATTACAAAAGGTGGGGAGTATGCAGGTTCAACCAAACTTAAACACAATACTACCGCGATGGTGTATGTCCGTATAGATGAAGTAACAGGTCAACGTTATTTGGTTTATGTTAAAAACCGTAGGGGTGATATTCGTAAAAAACTTTACATGGTTTTGGATAAAGCTAGTGGTGAAATAAATTATGACTCTAAAAAATACAACGAATTAGAAAAAGCAATCGAAATCCAAAAACAAATGGATTCATTTCAAAATGAAAATGACCAAAAACTTTTAGAACTTCTTCAAAAATCAGAAACTTCTGACAAAGAAATTATAGGTAAAACCATTTTAGTTAAACCAACTGAAGAATTGGTAGATGAAGAGGTTGATGAGTTGGTCGATGTTGAATTAGAATCTGATGAAGATTAGAGTTTAGCTTGTATTTATCTAAAAACATTATTATATTTACATAAACATTAAAAACATGGAAAACATTAAGTACGAAAATTTCAAAAAAGAAGTAAAAGAAAATTACCCTATCCGTAAAAATATGACCCTTGCAGAACTTAACATTGATTTTGAAGATGTTGAAAGTCGTAACGGTAACATTTCAATCGATGGTGTGAAGTTAAAGTTATCTTCTGGAGCTTTTAAGTCATTACTTAAAACTCTTAAGATTAGTGATTCATTTATGGGTAAGTTTACTGATATTTTCGGTATGAATTCCCGTAATCAATTGGTTAAAATTATTAAAACCAAGATGATGACTCAAAAAGATATGAAAGTGGCGATTTATATCTCACCTTCAACTATGAGAGTTGTTGCTATCACTGATGCCAGCAAACCTTATATTTCATCTGATTTTTATTTTGATATGGTTGAAAATGTAATCAACGACCACCAATTAGATGTTGGTAACATGTCGATTTCAAGTGATGGAAATATTCAAGTTTCTACTGTAAAAAGTAATTGGGGGTTTGATATCCCTGATTTAAAAGATGAGGCTTTCCATACGGGTGTTATCGTAACCGCAGGTCCTACAGAAGACATTGCAATTGACCCTTATATTCTTCGTCTTGTTTGTACAAACGGGATGGTTGGTCCACGTCGTCTTGAAATGGGTCCACGTTTATTAGACAACTCAATTGAAAGTATTAATACTTTCATGAATGAAGTTAAAGGTTTGGCTGAAACCAACCAAAAATTCCAAGGAGTTTTTTCTGACCAAGTAAGAAAAATGAATACAATTTCAGCGTCTTACAATGAGGTTATGAAACTTCGTGAAATGGTAGCAAACAGGGTAAGTGATAAAAACGACGCTCGTGTTGAGGCAGTTCTTGACCGTTTCTTTCCTGTAAATGAAGTTAAAGCCGACTACAAACAAAAAGGTTATAACTTGGATACTTTGACTAACCGTCATTGGAAGAACGCTAAGACTAACATGACTTCTTGGGAACTACTTAACTCTTTAACTGATGTTGCATCTCATGACTACGGTATGGGTATTGGTGACTACGCAAAGGCTGATTTGAGAAAACAAGCTGGTTTGTTCATGTTCAAGAAAGAATTTGATTGTGAATTTGTTTTCTAAAATTTTTTCTTAAAAAAATTAATGGGAATCTTTTTAGGTTCCCATTTTTTTTATATCTTTGTGGTATGAAAGTCAGAGTTTATCCACTAACACAATCGACACCAAACTATTATTTTGAATATTATTTTGAACCAAACTACGGTTTAGATGGCGAAGTAGATGGTTATAGGTATGAAACAAATGGTTGGTATGGTTCTGAAATTTTCAAAAGAGACCTTAGGGATGGAATTGTAAAAATTATCACAAATATTAAACCCAAACAAGAACTTAAAAAATTTTCACTAGTATGAGCAGAATTAAAGAATTTTATTTTGAGGAGATTAACTGTATTAACGAAATAGATAATATGATTGATGAAAAGTATCAACAATTAATGGGTGAAGATGAGTTTATTGAAAAATATTTTGAAGAAAATAAAGAAAGATTTGAGACCGAAAGAATCTTTAGTCTGACCAATACATATCCTTTTTAGTTACCTTTAAAAATATAATATCTTTCACCTTCGATTGTGACTTCATCATATCTATTGTTTGAACTGAAGTAACTGTAGTCTAG